GGCGAGCTGCGCGCCGACGAAGTGAGGCGCATCACGGGGCGACGCCTTTCCGGCGGCGTCCGCCGAACTGACCGTTCCCCCCGCATACTGGAGGGGCGATGCGCCAAAGGCCGACTGGAACAGTGGGCCGTAGCCCGGTGCTCCTGTCTGCTGCCACGTAGTCAAGTAGGTCTGCAATTCGAAGTTAGTCCGGCGCCGTCCTCCCGTCGGTAGCCCAACAAAAGTGCGGCTCCCCGTTTTGTCCTTTCGCTGCGTCACTTCCAGTTCGTGTTGAACTGTCAGCTTGAGCGCCGGGATGCGATTGCCGGCGCCGATCGTCGGCACGATTCCGTAAGCGCTCTCCAACCCGGTATAGAAGCGGTTGGCATTTGAAGAAATATATGATGCCATCGTCAGTTTCTGCTTACCTCAATTCGGAATGTGATCTTCGCTGTCTGGACGAAGTTTTTGCCCCCGTGCTTGACGGCGTTCACTGTCACGTCGTATCCGCCGCAGTAGTATAGTCCTTGGCCCCAATCTCCGCGTCCGGTATCCAAAACCTGCGTGACTGAATCGGCGTACAGTTCTAGAGCGTTCTGTAGACCGTCCAGCCGGTCCTGCGAATATCGAACCTCGATGGCCATTTGTAAGCTGCCGGAGAAACTCCGGAATTTCTCCGCCAGCGTATTCGCCACTTTTTCGCAATAGACGTATACCGATGGATACTTGGTCTTCGTGCTGCGCTCCGCTACGTCCGCCGCGACGTTCTGAGCGTGGATGTGCCCTGCGTCTATTGGTGCAACCATCTGGTTGTCCGGGGCAGTCAAAGAGGCTAACCCCGAATTGATCCCGGCCGGCCCCGTAAGCATCTGAATGATCGCCGTTGTGGCCGTGCTTCCAAGTTTATTCATCATCCCCTCTGAAGCACTCGCGGAATCGATTTCAAATAACTCGGCGACTGGCCCGTGCCGGCAGCTTGGCCGGTAGTGTTTAGAACGGCCGGCTGTTGCCACACCTGACCTACCGCGATTAATCCACTATTTTGGATTACCATCGTTTCGGGGGCTTGCCCCACGTATACGTTCCACCCCGTTGCATTGCTTGGAGGAGCAATAGGCTGTACCTCGAACGTGCTGCTCGACGTCGTGATGGCGTCCGGTAAGCCGCTTGCTCCCTCCTCCCCGGCTTGGTTGACCCACGCCACCGTCACGTAATAGGTTCCATCCGCCAAGTTGCCGGGCGCCGCCGTGAGAAGTGGCGTCTCGGCTCGGGCAATGGGATTCGCACAGATGCCCAGGCCCGTCTGAACGAGCTTTTCGCGCGCCCAGCCGGCAAACTGGTGGAATTGGTCTCGCTTGGCCGCGTATCTGTCGTTCAATTGGTTGCTATAAGCATCGCCGTAAACCATTTCCAGAGTGCGGTAAGTGTGCCAAAGCTGCAGCGCCGGCGTCACTACGATGCTCCCAATGCTTGGTTCTAGTGCCAGTGAAAATGGCCAGTTCACAGGCTTGAGACTCTCCAGCATCGAAGCCAGCTCGATTCCGATCTCCCCTTGTGCCAGCGCAATCTTCTGCGTGACGTTTATTCCCTCCTCGCTGGCAATGTCGAGGAGTTGCGTGTCCTGGGTGGCCAGATCGTCCAGGCCCGAAATGCTGCCATCCGCGAAAAGAGCCATCTTCCCGGCCTACTTGTTGGCTTGCGGCGTAGCCGCCCGCTGACCTTCGAACGACCGCTTTTCCTCCGGTGTGGCGAGGCGGGCCTGCCCTTCTGCAATCATCTTCGCTGCCAGCAACCGGGTAACCTCGGTCTGCGTTCCGGCCTTGCCGCCATCTGGGCTTTCGAGGCTCACAATCACGGCGAAAACGTCTCCGATCTTCGCTTCAATTTCCCTGATCTTCTTGTAATACCCTCTTAAATCCATCTAACCTTTCTCCTTTCATCGCCTCTGCTGTCACTGAGCGTGGAAGGCAGGCGAAATGCCTGCCCTCGTCTACGTGTTTAACTGCACTCCTGCGCCGTTCCGCAGGATTCCGCAGCCGTAGAGTACATCTACTGTGAACTGCTGCGCCAGGGTGTTTGGCATGTAGCTCATCACCACGCGCATGCCGAAGTTCCCGAGTTCCGCGTACTCCGCGATGGCTCCGGTACCGGGCAGCGGTTGTGGCAGCCTCCGGATTACCAGCCCGATCGCGTCTCGGGTGAAGGCCAGGTTGTGGGTGTTTACAGGAGTGGTGCCGGTCTTCGGCACAAATTGCGACCGGAATACATAGAAGTCCTTGAACTTTCCGATCGTCCCGTCGATCAGCGTTTGCAAGCCCGCTTGCCCGGCCGTCTGGAACTCCTCGAATAACGGAATCTGCCGCCACGCCGAGTAGGCAGCCGCGTCCACCACGATGAACTTTGGTTGGTTCGGCGGCACCTTCGCCAAAAACAGCGATGTCTCTGCGGCATCCACGGTCCCCTCGGTAAGCGGTGTTCCCGGCGCGCCTACCGGCGTGTTCGCCGTAAATCCGGCGTATAGATTCAGCAGGTCGGTCTCGATCCTCTCCGCAATCGCAACCACTGCCGGCTGCATGTAGACCTTAAGCAGGTCCGGAAGGGCCAGCACCTTGGTGACGTCCGGTATCTGAAAGGTCGCTTCCACGTGGGAGTTCAGGACAATTTGTGCGTTCCCCAGGCTCGGGTTCTGCGGTTGTACCGTCCCGCCCTCCAGAATGTTGTTTGCCACCATCGCGGGCGGAATTGGAACATTGATCGTGTCTCCGGCCTGTGCCAGAACCGGTTCGTAATCGCGATTCACAAGGTTACCCATCACAAGGTTTCCCACCAGCACCGGCAATGCGTCCGCCGCCACCAGCTTCACAATCGCGTTTGCGACGTTAGTTGACGTAATAATTCCCATCCATACTCCTTGTTCATTCTTGCCGGCCACCGGGCCGGTGTTACTTTGAGATCAGGTCTTTGACCTCGTACCCATCCGTCCGGGAAGCCCGTCTCAGATGGGTCCCGTATATCCGGGTGTGCCAGGAGTCTACAGGCCCCGTAGCGTCTGCGACGCGACCCGAACGATTTCCTCTCGCACCCGCTGCATCTCCTCCGGATTCATGCCCGGACGGATCCTCTCGATTTCGATGGCTTCTCTGCCTGCGTTGGCCGACTTCAGGGTGACAGTCATTCCAGTCCCCCCCGCAATCCGCGCCGGGAGAAATTCCGGATTCTCCGCCACGAACGCTGCGAGATACTCCTGTGCCGGCGCCTCGCCGCTTTCAGTGTGAGCCACTAACCGCCCGTCCTCTTTGCGCACGATTCCGTCCTGCACTGCCTTGTAGGCCAGGTCTATCTTAGCGACGCCTAAACGCTGCAACTCCGAACGGATCGCTGAGCGTCGTTCCGCCTCGGCGGCCGCCTGTCTGCTGCGCTTGTTCTCCTCCACAAGCTCGTTCATTCGCCGCTCGAGTTGTTCGCGGCGCTTCCGCTCCTCTTGCAGCTCCGCCTTGTAGGCCGGCTCGCTCTTCGCATGGTCCAGGTTGACATACTCCTGGATTGCGCCGCGAATCAGTGCTTGTACATCGAGTTCTTCCATACCCTCTCCTATCCGGCGTACTCTTGCGCGTCGATCTCTTCTGCGACTTGAGTTTTGACTTCTTGCCGCGCATCGCACAGAAACTTGAATGCCAGCTTCTTGAACACCTGCTTCTTCAAAGCTCTCGAACCGATCCCCAGATCCAGTAGCTTTTTGGCGTCGTCCAACTCGTTGCTGAAGTCTCCAATGTCGAACTCGTCTAATCCCGACACATCGATAGAGACTCCGTCCTGGCGCGCCGCCGCTATCGCCCGAAGCACCTGCTTCATCGTGTCCTTGACCGTATCGCCGTACGCGCGCAGAACTTCCTGCGTGATACTGAAATCCCGCTGCTTACTCGCCGCGGACTGCCGCAGATCGTTCGCGCTCGCATTGCCAGCGTGGTTCATCAGGTAACACACCCGGTAGATTTCGTCCTTCAGCCGCACGAGGTTATCAGCCGCGATTTGGTACACTTTCCCATCGGGCTCGGTCCACCCAAAGCGATCGTTCGGTCCAAGTTGGATGTAATATGACTCGCCAACGATCTGATTCCATTCCCGATCCGAGTACACAACTGGCATCGCGAACAAGCTCATTGTCAGCGCCCAGGAAAGGGCGTTCGCCTTGTTAAAATGTTCCAATTGCAGCAATGCAGCCTTGTTCATGAGCCACAGACCTTCGCTCGTCCGCAGTTCAAAAAGGGGCACTCTTTGCAAAGTGGCTAACCCATGCCGGCCTTCGTCAATTAGCTCAACCGGTTTGTTCTCTCCCGTCCTGCGATAAAGCTGGAAATTCTCCCGGTCGTAATAGATCCACCGGGTCTCCGACTCCCACCGCGCGTCTGTGACCTTCGATTGCTGTAGGCACGATGTGCGGATCACCGCCCATTCCAGGCCCCCGGTCTGATCGTAATTCCAGTTAATAACCTCGTCTGGCCAGTAATCTACCAGATACGCTCTTGACCGCCCTGACGCGTCCTCTTCTGCGCGCGTGTAAGCCGGTCCGTCCCCGCGCGGGAAGTCGACGGCAATGTAGCTCGATCCGCAGACCAACGCCTGTATCAGTCTCTGCCTGAAGAACTCGCTGAAGCTCGTCCCTCTTAAATCGCAATTTTCCGATAGGACGTTATAGAAGCCCTTCGCTGCGGTGTCGGTCCCCTCGAATAGCAAAACCGGCTCCCGTCGCAGTAGTGTGGCCGCGTACCAATCCACGATTGAACCGATGTAGTTCTCATAAAACACTCGGCTCAGTCTTTCCGCGTAGACTTCACCCGGCTCCTTGTGCCTGCGGACGAGATATTCGTAGCCGCTCTCGCGCATTCGTTCGCCGCCCGCATATAGGTCCTTGTACTTTTTCCACATCGCTCTCCGCGCGATGTAGTCGGGATGCTCCCGATTGATATTCGGAATAGTCAACACAGTAGTCGCTCCCTTCGCTCCCCGACTTGTGCTCCCGGCCGGTACTCCTGCCACAATAGATAACCCAAAGCGTCTGAGAGGTGCGTTCGCTGGCGGTCCCTGTCCTTATCGATCTGCGTAGTGTCCTCCTTGTAACTGACCTGCTCGAAATCCTTGATCAGCTCTTTGCACTGTGGGTCCACGAACAGTTCGACTTCTCCCGATGCCGCGCGCAGTTTTGAATTCGTCAGGTTCAGCCGTTCCCGTACGCTTGGGTTGGCTTTGGGCACTCGGTACTGTACCGGCATCGGCGTGTGCAACGCCAAGTATTCCTTGATCATCTGGTAATCCGAGGCGCCGGTTGTCTGTTCCTTGTAACCGGACGCATCGCCGTAGACGATGATTCCTGGATCATGGCGCGGAAAGCGCTTCAGAAATTCCTCGCAGGCTTGCACCGTGGTTCCATGCCGGATCACGATTTCGTCCAGGACGCGTACGGTCTTTTGTTCAATCTGCACGATCAGCGAGCTCATCGGATCAACATTGAAGTCCAGCGCCCAGAGCAGTGGTCGATTCGACTCTCGCTCCAGCGCGGCGACGTTTTGCTCCCTGGTGAACGAGTTGTATACCAGCCCGCCGCTTAGGTTGATATACGCGCCGAGAACCTCCTGCTTAAAGAACGTCTCGTCGTAACTGTCTCTTAGGCGGTCGTAAAAGTCTGGAATTCGCTCCAAAAGAAAGTGGTTTTCGCTTGGCTCCGCGATCACCGTCTTGTAAGCCTTTACCCTGTCATCCGCGATAAATCTCCGGTATACCCAATCAAACCCTTTCGGGGTCCACACCGCGAATCCGCAGAGCCGCCGGGCCTTCGGGTCGCGCAATCGGCCTTCTAGCCGGAGCCATGCGGCTTCCTGCGTGTAAGTCAGCTCATCGAGGCCGAACCATGCTAGGTTGGTCCCGCGCAGTCGTTCGAACTCGTCTACGGGGCGGAACAGTATCCGTGACCCCGTGTCTTTCAGCACTATAGCGTTTTCGGCCTTGTTGTGGTCGAATGGAACGCTGCTCTGCTCGAGAATCTCCACTAGCGTCGCTTGCGTCGCGTCTCGCAGCATCGGATAGGTTGGCGCCCCCAGGAGTCCTAAACGCCCGGGATTGACGTAGCTTAGCTTGATAGCCTCTTGGCAAAGTGCTTGGCTCTTCCCGCTTCCGATCGGACCAGAGAACCCTTTGAATCTCGCTTCGCATTCATGAAACGCCCTTTGTG